AGCACCACCTTCTCTTGTAAATGCTGTTTGTGCTTCTGCTTCTAGTCTGTCTCTTATTTGATCTGCAACACCTGCACCGAATACTTCTGATTCAATAAACTCTGACAAACCAAATATGTCTTCTCTACCTGTAAATCTTCTAGCAAGTCTTTGTAATCTAGGTAATTGTGTTTCTGCTCTAGCTGCTAATCTTTGTGCGCCTTCTCCTGTTAATCCTGCACTTACTAATCTTGTAGCTTGTTCTGTAGATATAGCAAAACCTTGTTCTTGTAATGCACCACCTATTTGTGATACGTCAACACGTTGTTGTATAATTTCTTCTGATATATCTTCAGATATAAAACTAGCAAATATTGCTTCATCTGTTATATCTTCTGTACTAGGAAATACATTTGGATAGTTATTAACGTAATATTGTTTTACTGCGTCAAACTGTGTAAACAATGCGTTATATGCTGTACTTAATCTATCTTCAAATGTTCTAGGTGACACATCATTTTGGAACAATGTTTCTATTTGATCTTCAAAATACTCTGGATTTAGATTGTAGTCTTGTAATAAGTTAGAATAATCTTCTTTTATTTTTACATATTCTAGTTCTGGTGTTGGTGAATCTATGCGTAACGTTTTACCATCTTCTCTAAATATACCTGGAAACTTATCTTTATATGCTTGTGTACTTCTTACAACTCTTATAGCTTCTTCTTCATCACCACCGTTTGTGTTAAATTCATCAATAAATGTTGTTATAAGTTCATCACCTAACCATGAATAATTTTCTTTTGCAAACTGTAAACCATCAAATTGTTCTACAGGATCACCAGGTACTACAACTTGTGGACCAGGTAATGGTGGTGGATTTCTACGTGATAGGTCTGCTAACCTACGTCTCTCTTCTTCTAGTCTTTGTGCTTCTCTTCTAAGTCTCTCTGCTTCTGCTTCATTAGCAGCTCTTCTTGCAGCTTCTTCTGCCGCTGCTGCTTCTGCAGCTGCTGCGGCTTCTGCTTCTGCGAGTGCTTCTGCTGCTGCAGCTTGTTCTTGCGCTCTCTGTGCTGCTGCTTGTCTATCAGCTTCTTGTTGTGCTAAAAACTCTCTACGTCTTCTCTCTGCTTGTACTGCTGCATTCTTTGCTGCTTCTTCTCTAATAGCACCTATATCATCACTAGCACTAAGTTCTCTTTGACCAGTTAGTACATCACTAGGTTTAAAAGCTCTCTCTATATTTAAAAATCTTTGTAATATGCTCATTGAAATCTACCTCCACCTGTTGCTCTCATACCTGCTGATCCAAAAGTACTATCTAGTTTACTTTGTAATGTATCTCTATATGTTTGTGTACCTAGTTTAGCTGCAGCTGCAAATGCAATATCTTCTCGTTCTTTTGCGTCATTTGTTGCAAAAAACTTTTGCCAATCATTTGTAGTTTCATCAGGCATTTGTCCTGTTATAGATTGCCATTCATTTCTAAATGCACCTGCTGCAGTTTCATAACTTTTTACATTAGTACCAGAAAATTGTGAATACTTTGTTTGGAACGCTGCTTCTACCTGTGGTATAAATACTTCGTTATACCATGCAGGATTAGCTTGACCTTCTTTTACAATAGCTTCTAAATCATAATTTTCACTAGCACCAGGTCCAAGAACACTATCTATTTCTTTTGCTAAACCTCTAGTTGCAACAATATTGTCAAATGATTGACCTGTAAGTACAGCTTGTACTTCTACACTTGGTGTATATCTTATCTGATCGTTTATCATTTTATCTAATATTCTGTTTAGTTCGTCTTCACTAGCTATTGTGCCTTTGACAAACAGACTTGTAAGTCCTTGTACTACATCTTTATTTATTGTTTGTACACCTCTACTAATCATGCCATCAACAATACTTTGTTGTGTAGATAAAGATTTTTGTGCATATTGTGCAGGATCACTTGCAAATAATTCTGCTGCTGCTCTCTCTGTAGGAGTGTGTGTTTGCCACCATGTAGTACGTTCTAAGTCTGCTTGCCTGACTGTCTGTCCTTCTAGTGCTGCTTCTATTGCCACTGCTAAGAAATCTAATCTACCATTCTCGTCTTCTGATAAAATCCATTCACTATATTTTGCTTCTTCCATAAGTGCGTTAACAAGATGATCATAAGGTTGCGCACCTGCTTCTGCTGTAGAAAACAATAATTGATTAGCATTACCAAAATAAAAACTATTTTTATATGCTTCTGATGTTATTGCAGTATCACCTTCTACAATGTTATATTCACTATCAACAACAACATTTGCTACTAAATTACTACTAGCTGTTTTATCTTTTATAGCGTTATAATCTGATATATCATAACGCCATGTAAACGCACCGCCTGTACCTTCAAAGCTAGGTAACTGTGCTACTAAATAAAATTTACTACCAAATTCTGTTATTTCTTCCCATATCTCAAAATCTTTAGAGATAGTGTTAATTAATTTATTTTCTGATTTATCTACTACTGGCATTAATATTTCCCACTAAATGTCCTTATAATTCTATCATACATAGGATCTCTCTCTGTATCTTTTGCTTGTTGTGTTGTTAATGTTTTCCCTACTTTATCTGGCATAGGTATTTCACCAAAACTTGCCATATATGGTTGGTTCATATCTGTATCGCTTTGTAATGCTTTACCTGCTTTGTTTAACACAATATCTGTTGGAGATACAGCTTCTATCCAATCTAAAGTATTGTTAACACGACGCCAGTCATAGTCATAATCTTCTATTTTTATGTTATAACCTGCTGCATTTGCCATAGTTTCTAATATATGGTTTGCAGAGTTCTTTACAATTTTGCCTGTGTCCGGTGCAAAAGCATACGCCAATCCACCTATCATAACTAATGTTTCGTAATAGTCTAATGCTTCCATCATTGCTGCACCTAATGGTCCACCTGCTAATGGATTTACCATGCCTAATCTTTTACCTATATTTTTACCTTTTCTAAATATTCTACGCTTTGCCTTTTTCTTTTGCTCTTCATTAGCTTTTAATGTATCAATTACTGCATTTTCTATAGTGTATAAATCATCACCTTTTATTGCAGGTAATATAGCTTCGCTAAAATATTTTATTCTTGCGTCAGCTGTTGGTTTATAATATCCTCCTGTTTTTCTCATACCTTCCATTGCATACTGACTATTGATAGTATCTGCTATGTCTGCAGTATTTATAGGATCTGTTAAATCTAAATCTGTATATATTTTTGCGTCTTGTAAATAGGTCCTTGTTTGGTTTTGATCTACTTCTAATTGAAACTGTACTTGTTGTTCTGGTGCTGCGAATTGTATATCTACTTTGTCATCTTTTAAAATTATGTAACTTGTACTGCCATTATCTTCTACTACATTTTTATAAGCAAGTAAATCAGCGTTTACTTTATCTTGTAAATATTTACCTGCAGAGATTGGTTGAACACCTGCGTTGTTTATAACTGCTTGTAAAGGTATACCATTCTGTATTTGTCTTGACATATTTGGCGTCATCTCTAAAACAGCACCTACTTTATCAAATTTTACATTTCCTTCTCTACCGAATTTAAACAACTCTATATTGTTTGCTGCGTTATCTGCGTCGAGTAATGCAAAATTTGTACCGTCATAAACTAACAACTCGTTAACAACTGCTATTTTAGGATTATCTTTTATTGTTACTTCATACAAATAATCATTTGTAAAATTTTCTGGTACATCTATTTTTGCTGCACCTCTTAAATAATCTTGCACTGTGCTTGAAGAAGCTATGTCTTCTACTTCACCAATATCATTCATAATAAATTGTGCAAACTCTGTAGTGTCTTCTAGTGGTGGTCTCATGCCCATCATGTAACTTCTCATGTTGTCGTCACACCAATACAATCTCATAGTCGGTGTATCACCGTCCATGTAACCAATAATACGTAACTCATGTGTGTAATCTTTGTCTGTTGTTACTTTATAAAAAACAGAATCTTGGTAAAAATATGGATTCTTTAGATCTTTGCTTGCTGCTTCTTCTGCTGCTTTTGCAAAGTTACTGTTGTAATCTAATTCTTTATCTACGTATGCTGATATTGTATCTCTAAGTTTGTTCCAGTTTGTACTACCAAATTGTCCTGATCTTCTATCTAAAGCTGCTTTGTATGTGCCAACATGAAATCCACGATAATTAAAATCAAGGTCTTGTATTATGCCAGGTGAACCATGATATAATTTTTTAGGTGGCGTTGTTTCATCTATAGGTAATTGTTCAGTCATTGCCAAACCACTTGTCAAACTTCTTAATAATAAAATCTCCTAACACACCATGTTTAGGTGGTTTCTCTCCTGGTTCTAGTCCTAGTAACTCATTTACTTTATTTTCGTATGCAATACCTAGTTCTTCCATTTTTGCAAAAAAACCATCTAGTCTATCTTTTTCTTGTTTAGGACTTGGTGGTATATATATATCAAAAGGATACCCTGCTTCTGTTTTGCCAGGCATAGTTGTTGGTGTTGTGCTTGGTAAATTAACTGGACCTAATGTTGTAGGTGTAACACTATATTGTGAAAAATCAAACAAAAAATCTATTTCGTCTGCAATTCTATTTTCTAATCCTGTCATAACATTAGGATCACTACCTGTTATAGTTTTTGCCATTAATTTACTTATAGTTTCTTGTTCTCTGTTACTAACTGCTGTATAAAGTTTTTTACCTACTATCTCATTACCTCTGTTAAATGTAGCAATTACCATGTAATCAAACTCTCTTTGTGACAATGGTGTATTGTAATTTACCATTCTGTTATAAACGTTTGTTTCAAACTCTTGTAAATCTTGTGCTAATAATTCTTCTGCTTCTTCTTCTGTAATTACTGTGCCAGGTCTAACTGGTGTACCGGTGACATTACCTGTATGTCCATAACCTATAGTCATAGTTCCTGCACCATCATCGTATGCTTCTAGTCTTAACACTTCTTTTTTCTTTAAAAAATCTATAGCAGCTTGTGATGTTTTTAATTCTTTTATTTCGTATTCGTCTTGATATTGCTGTTGACCGCCTTTTAAATTAACAGGCGTTAGATATTTTATATCTGCTGTGACTTCTGGTACATCAACCACTAGCCAACCTGGACATAGAATCGAGAGTACCAAACAAGTAGCTAAGATCATTACGTTCCTTTGTAGCTTTTTCTTTTGCTGCTACTTCTGCACCAAATAAGCCATCAGCGTATTCTTCTAGACTAGCAGTTGGTGTCTCTGGAACGGTAAGGTTTTTATCTGCACCAGGAAACATACGTTGCGCTAAATCATAATTCTTGTTAAAATCTGCAACTGCTGTTTCATAGTTCTTACTACTAGCTACATAAAAATCTGCTAGTGCAACCATCTCTGCTTCTGATAATTCTCTATCTATACCTATAGCACGTAAAGCACCATCTATCTCTGTTTTTACAGCTGATGGACTAGGTTCTATAAATACTTTAGGTAATAATGGTGGTCGTTTATATAACCTATCTTTTTCTGCTGCTAGATGTGTACCTATATCTGATAACTCATAGTTAGCATTTGTCATTGCTGACAACATAGCTGCTTGACTTGCAGCACCCCAACTACCTTGCTCAAAAAACCAATCATCATAACTTAAATATCCTGCTTGTAATAAATCTGTTTGTACAGCTAGTCTCTCTTGTGGCAACATGTTAAAACCTATTTGTATGTGATCTTGATTACCATATCTATTTTTTACATCTTCTTCTGTAAGTGTTATTGTTTCTGCTGCCATGTCACTAGGTGTAAGTTCTCTGCCTTCTTCAAATACAGCAGCTAAGTCTGGATTTTTATATACTGTATAACCAGGAGTAATACCGCCAAACAAACCATAATTACCAGAAAACTCACTTTGTCCTAATAATGTTTCTTTAGCTTGATTTACTATTGCAGCTTCTTGACTTTGTATAACTGTATAACCACCATCAAGTTGTCCTTCTGATAGTTGTACAAACTCACTATCTGTAACAACTCTTTGTTCTGTTTCGCCTGTAGCGTTATTTATTATTGTTATAGCACCACCTGCTTCTTTAACAGTTTTGTATGTGCCATCACTTATATCTTTTACTCTATTGTTGTATTCTCCGCTAAATTCATACTTGCCTGGATCACCTGACATAATAGGTTCATACAATACAGTAGGTTCTGCTCTAAATCCTTGCTTAGGTACTTTTGTTCTACCAGGTTCTACATCTCTAAATATTTGCATAGTATCTTCTGGATTGTCATAATTTTTTTTGTATTTGTCATACTCATCTGTAGAGAACAACACAACACCTTTACCACCACCAGGTTTAACTAATGCACCTATCTGTCCTGTAGAGTCATACCAATCGTCTAACTTATCAATAAGATAATCAAAATATTCTTGTGACTCATCTGCTTGTATAACACCTGCTGATATATCCATACCTTTAAATACATCTATTCTTACGTCCAAAGGTGTATTGACTAACCATGTTTCATATTGTCCTGGTGCATATCCTGCAGGATCACCTTCTAGTTCTACTGCACCTATTGCGTCATTTAGTGCATTTGTGAAAACATTTTTTGTAACGCTTGTCATACCTAAACCAGATACAGAATCTTTTGATTGTGCTGTATCGTATATTTTTAAGGCAGTATTTACTTTTGCAATAAATAGAGAATCAGATATGTTTTCTTTTACATACCCATTAAGTTCTGTAACAAAAGGATCATTGTCTGCTAATTGTCTTTGTGCAATAATGCTGTCAACTATAGATTGTTTATATTCTTCTGTCATGCTTCTCCCTGCTGCGTAGGCAAATAAGCGCCGTATTCAACCATTGTATCATAATCATACTCTAGATCCTCTAAGAACTGTGTCCTCTCTTGGAATAATGGTAATAGTAAGTTTTGTGCAATAACATAAAAATCATCATTAGATACTGCTATCTGTCCTATAAAATCTCTAAGTTGTTGTCTCTCAACTAACATTGTACGTGATGTACGCCAACCGTTAGATGACAAACCTTTACCTAATGATTTCTTTTCTAGTATTGCTATATAATCTAATACTTGTGCAACAGCTTTACCTGTTTCTGTTTTACGTAACTTAGGACTATTTTCCCAGTTTTTTAACTCTTCGTATTGTGCGTCTAATGTACCACGCTGTGGTAAACCAGGTATTGATGTATCGAATCCTGGATATTTAGTTGCAGCTATATTTCTTTTTAATGCTAATAATCTAGATCTTTGTTTTGCCTGGTATGGATCTGTAATGTCAAACTGTTGTAAAGAAGCAACTCTCTCTTCTTCCATAAAAAACTCACCTAATCTTTGATTACGTGTAGCTAACCATTCTTCTGGTGTCAATGGTTCTCTTTGCTCATTGTATATAGTTCTTGTGTATGCTTCGTAGTCAAAAGGACCACCACCGCCATTTGGTACTGCATAGAATGCTGTAAGTTTATATTCTTCAAATAACTCTGGATTCTCTTTTTCAAACTGTACACCACGTTCATCTACAGGTCTAGGTTCTACAACTATAGATTTAGGTGTAGCAATATCTAACGGATTAAAACCAAACTCATCTATAAAATATTTTGTAGCAGAATAATTATCACCAGGTGCAAATAATAAATTACCTGTGACTGGATCTTTAGGTGGTGTTTCTATAAGTTCTCTATATCTATCTGCAAGTATTTGCATAGAATATACGTTGCCTGCATTCTTAGGATCGCCTATATCAAATCTAGGATTTAATCCTGTAGGACCTACAAACTGTGAAAACATTTTAATTAACGTAAGATTTCTACCTACAGTTCTAGATCTCTCTAATAATCTTTGTTGTGCTTCTGGTGTCATATCATCTTCACCATTTGCTTTTAGTATTCTATAAACATCAATAGTTGTATTAGCTGCAATACGTGATAACTCACCTGGAGGTGCGTCTTCGTTAAACATAAAAGCAGCACGTACACCGTTCTTTAACCATGCCGGTACACCTGCTTCTTGTATCAAGTCACCTGGTGTTTTAACTGTAGGTAAACCATAAGGAAATAAAAACTTTTGTGTTTCTGTAAATTTAGGTGTACCTTCTAAAAAGAATGCTGCAGGTATAGCAGCTGTAGGACCAATACCTGGTACAACTTCTAATGCAATGTTTAGAGAACCTGCATAACCTGGTAATCTAACACCTACATTTCTATCTTGACCAAATATAGCGTCAGATACTAAATCATCTACTAATGGATAATAAAATATTTCTTCTCCTGTAACTTCGTCTTCTGATAAAAACCCTTCTCCTTCTACAGGACTAAATGGATTTTTGTCACGTGCAGCTTGTACAGATACTTGACCTCTTCTTACAATCTCTGGATTCTCTTTAAGTAACTTAGCCCATGTAGATAATATTTCTACGTATGCTTCACCGAATGGAAATATACCTCTAAGGTTGTAGGTTATCTTACTACGTTTACTTAGATCGTATAACAAACCTTGTAGCTCTTCAAGTGCTATAGCTTTTGCAAAGTTATCTACATATTCTGCGTCAATAAAGTTATTGTCAAATCCTGCAACTTTACCCATTTCATCAATAGCTGTGTTAAAGTCTTTTACATTTGCATTTAGTTCTTCTATCAATGCGTCTTTTTGTGCTGTCAATGAATCTAAATCTATATCGTCACCACCAACATTTATTTGATCATCTATATCGTCTATAAGTTTTTGTTGTTTTCTTTTATATATAGATACATCTTGTTGCATTTTTTGTATTTGGTTTGTATTGTCTACATATTTTGTACCTGCTTTTAGATCAGCAGCATTTAACTCTTTTACTCTTCTCTCAAATAAATCTAAATTTATTTCTGTATCTGCTTTACGTAACTTGACAGTAGGTAAACCTATGTCTGCTTTTATACTTGCTAATAAGTTTTCGTCAGGTATGTTAGATTTTCTAGCACCACTAACTTTTATAGTCTTACCACCTTGTCTATATGTTTTACCTTCTAACAATACTGTGCGCATTGCAGGTGTCATTCTAGGTAGCAAATCATATACAGCACGCCAGTATGCTTGTCTAAATACTGGTGACCTAGAAGCGTTATCTGTTCTTTGTCCCATAATCTCGTCAAACATTTTATTAACAAATCTCTCTATCCATTTTGTATCATCTAATACTGTGCCATCTATTGGTGCAGTTACATACTGTGGTAAATCTTTTATGTAATTATTTAGTATTGTGTCATAGTATGAATTTGCTGCTTTTTTCATATTCTTTTCATCAAGCGTTGTAAAACTTTTACCGAATATTTTAAATAAATCATCTAGATTATCTATGCCATCTAATCCTTGACCTTCTTTTATAAGATACATAGTTTTACCTGCATGTTCTACAGAACCTGCTGCGTTCTTAATTTGATCAGGTGTAAGCAATGCAGCGTCTGTCCATACACCTTGATTTCTCTCTGTTGCAATATGTTTTAATTTACCTGTTGTAATCATTGCATATAGGTCTTCATTACGTGGTTTATCTATACGCAATGGAAATGGATTTTTACCAAAATCTATATCTTCAAACTCTAATTTATTCATAACATCTTCTAGAACTGTTATATCTTCGTCAAATGCACCACCTGCAGCTTGATGTAATCTTGCTTCTATAGATTTAGCATAAGCATATCTACCACCTGCTGTAGACATAACATCTTCATATCTTGTACCACCTTTTGCATATTCTTCTATAACAGCTTTTGCTTTAGGTGATTGACCTTTTACCCAGTCTTCTAGTGCATTTTGTCTTGCTTTAGGATTAGATTTATTTTTAAATAACAAATCAAACAAATCATCTAGATATAGTTTTGCAACTTCATTTGTCCAACTTCTTACAAATTTATTACCAGTAGCTCTATCACCTGTAAATCGACCACGTATAGCGTCTTCTCTGTCTAATACGTCATAATCGTGTGGTCCTGCTTTTTTACGTCTACCTTGTTGTTTTCTTTGATTACGTGCAGCACCACCAAATAACTCATCGTTATTGTTTGCACCACGCATACGTGATGAACCTTGTTTCCATTCTAAACTCTCATCTAATGGATTACCTAATAAATCTTTAAACTCTACATTTTTTTGTGTCCATCGTTTTGCTTGTGCAGCTTCTTTACCTGCACCTGTAGCTTTTGCTAAACCTAAAGATAATATTGATAATGGTCTAGAGAATATGTTGTCATAACCTCTAGTAAACATACGTAGCTGTTCTTCACCTACAACACGTAATAACCATGCACCACGTAACAAAACAGCAGGTTTCCAGAACTCTGTGTAATACCAGTCAACTGTTCTACCAGTTATACCTTTTTGCATTTTTTTAGGATATTTAGCTAAAAAGTTATCAAATGCTTTTGTACCGCCCATTTTAGATCTAAGTATTGACATACTGTTCATAGCTTTTGCAAGCTGTCCTGCGTCTGGCATAGGTATAGTTCTGTTAATAAACTCTGTAGTAAGGTGTGCGTCAGGCATTGCCTTCATCTTGCCTTCTACTGTTATAGGATTCATCTTCATACCTGGTTGTCTAACATTGTCACCTGTGTAACCATCTATAAAATATTTACGCATATCGTCGATTGTTTCTTCAAAAATACGTGTAAATGTTCTAGCGTCTTGTGCAGATACTTGTCCATTCTCTACTAAGTCTCTACCTGTTTCTTCTAACATACTTGTAGCTACTCTAAATAAACCTGCTTGATCTCTGTTTTTTAGATTCATAGTTTCTCTTAGTAACTTATCTTTGCTATTTCTATTTAGATCTGTTTGGTCTAACCATTTTTTTATCTGGTCAAATGATTGTTCTATGTTTTCACTATCTAAATAACGTAAAGGTAAGTCTTTTGTATAGGTTGCCATAATACGTGCAGACCTAGAATTACTATCCATAAGTGCTAACTTAAATACTTTTTTAGCACCAAACAATGCACCAGTACCTTGTGGTACGTTAGTACCTGCAATAGCTTCTGCTGTACCACCTAAAAACCTACCTATAGCACCTACAGTAGGTCTTACATTGCCAAACGGCATATCTCTAAAACCTATAGCTTTATCTAATAAATTAGCCATATCTAATATTTTTTCGTCTGCAGTCTTTGTAAAGTCTTGTGATACCTTCATAAACTCTTTTACAACGCCAGGATCTTTTATACCTGTAATATCCATAAATTTAGATTCTGACTCTATCTTTGATAAATACTTAACAAGTTTCATACCACCTGGATCTTTGTTAAGATAATCTGTTACAGACTTAGGTGTAACAAAAGATAGTCCCCAACCTCTGTTTACCATACCTATTTCTGCTAATTCTGCTTTTGTCATTTTCTTTACATCTTTTACATCTATGCCTTTTAGCTGTGCAATAAGGTCATCACTAGCTCTAAGTGTTTTTCTGCTCTTTGCTAGTGCTGCAGCACCTAATGTAAGGTAATTAGCAGGATCTAAAAACAATGCTTTACCTGCGTCTAAAACACCTGATATAGCGTTAAATGCGTTTGTACCAGGTTCTGACACACCTAATGCAACAGTTCTACCTAATGAGATAGGTGTTTGTACAGTTTCTCCTGTACCTAGTGTTGTAGAAATATTAAACAAACCACTGTCTTCTTGCATGTTTCTATCTATTTCTGTGATAGCAGAACCTAATTGATTTTGTATTATGCTTTGCGCACGTTGTTGGTCAAAACCAGATTGTATAAGATATTTGTATTCGTCAAACATTTTACTGTTAGGATTGTCTGGATCAAAGACTTCTGACTGTGGTAACAGTCCATCACCTAAATTTACGTCTTTACCTTGTGCTAAGTTCTTAAATACTTGTTTTACTGTAGATTTACCTGATTGTTTATATGCGTCTGCAAATGACAAGTTTTCTGCATTATCACCTATTGTTGCAGCAATAATAGAGTTTATAGGTCTATCTACTGTTGTTCTGTATAAATCTTCTAATGCAAGCAATCCAAACCTTACAGCACCTTTTAGTGGATCAAATATCTTCTCTACAGTGTTTTTTTTGTTATGTTCTACGATTCTTTGTGACAATGTATTTAATACTTCTGCTTCTGGTTTTACCTGCAACATTGTCAATGATGTAATAACATCTGGTGAAAAGTTAGGATATAACTGTGCTATTGCTGTAGCACGTTCTGCGTCAGCTTTATTTACAGCAGACTGCGCTCTTGTCCATTGTGTTTTTCTTTGTCGTAGCTCTTTGTATAAGTCTTGTTCTGACTTAGGATTGTCAAAATGAAATACGCCCATTTTATCCGAATTGTTGTGGTGTTCTGTTTATCTTTTGTTCTGCAAATTGTAATAAACTAATTAACTCTTGTGATGGATTTATCTTTGCCATTGCTCTTATAAGCATTACATCATCAGGTTCTAATAACGATGATGATTCTTGTGCCATTGTAGATTGTGTATTTATAGGTAGGTCATCACCTGCTGCAAATATTTCTGCGGCACCTGCAGGTAATGTTTGTAATTCTTGTTGTGGTTCTTCTGGTGCAGCAACAGTTGCAGGTGGTGGTGTTACATTACCTTGCCTAACTTGATTTACAAGTTCTGTTTCTTCACCTGCTGACTCTGTAACCATACCTCTAACATCTTCTATTGATGGTGCAGCACCATCTGTTCTACGTGATAATCTACCTGGTCCGCTTACAGCAGCAGGTCTCTTGACACCACCTCTTCTACCTCTAGCTCTACTAGAATCCGTACTCATCAAAGTCCTCCTCTATTGGTTGTCCAAAAAAAATAAGTAAACCGTTTGGTATGTATTGCACAACCATACCTGTAGGCATAGCATGTACTGTAGGTTCATCTTTGTATATTTCGTTTTCGTAATCTAGTATTTGTTCTGACGCACGTTGCCATACATCAATAAGTGAGTTTTCGCATATATCTGCAAACTGCATATTCATAATATCTCTATCGTATGGATTAGGCATTTTGCGCACCTCCTAATAATAATGATCGTATATCTGGTGCAGCGCCTGGTGGTGCAACTGCTTGTTGTGGTTGATCACCTATAAGTGCAGCTTCTGCTTCAGGTACTTCTGGATCTTCTGCTGTATAAAATTTATCTAGTATAGATTGCATAGAGTTAGGATTTTTATATATCTGTACTAATGCCATCGTAGCTTTTGGATCACCTTGACTTGCTTGTACTTTTAGTGTCTCAAACAATGTACGTTCTGCTTCGTCTTTTAAGATTCTGTCGTTTATCTTTTGTACATTGTCTAGTCCGTCCATGTTTTCTTGCAATGTCTCTTTGTCAATAATACCTGCTTGTAATAACTGTAAACCAGATACTATCTTTGTAGGTTCATCAAAACCTGCCATGACACCATAAACACGTCTTGTCTTGTACATACCTTGTATGTCTGTGCTAGGTGTATATTGTTCTGCAAAAGCAGTCCCCTTCATAAATCCTGCTAATGGTTTTTTAGTTGTACCGTTAAGTGCTTCGTCCATTTCTAAACGTTTATAATCTAGCTCTTCCATAGCTTTTTTTAGTGATAGCTGATATTCTTTTACGTTTAGATCGACTGAAGATAATAGTTCTTGTAGTCCTCTACCAGTTACAAAACTGTTAGGTGATATAGCGTCATCACTAACTGGATAACTAGAACCAACTCTTAACTGTCGTTCTATTCTGTCTATTTGTGTAAATAGCTGATATGGAATATTGTTTGGTGGTTTAGCTATCTGTGAACCAGGTGTAAGGTAATTGACTGCAAATCTACCGCGCTTGTAGTTCCCACTCTCTAATTCACCAATAATATTCGTCTCTGTAAATACACTGTCTTCCATAGCAATTATTGACAAAACATTTATTTTTGCCATAGCTGCCATCAAACCTAGTACATGGTCATACTGACCTGACAATCTGTCAAAACTAAATCTTTTAGATATAACAAATCTTGGTCCTGACTTTAATGGATTAGGTGTAAAATCTAATATTTGTTTTGTTTCTGGTAAGAATACGTATGTACCTTCTTCGTCATAAAACTCTACAAGTTCTGTACCATCTGCTAAATGGTTTCCCCAACTTCTTTGGTAACCGTCATGGTATTTAAACTTACTGTAACCAGATGGGAATTGACTTGACTCATCTACTGCAATCTTTGCTGCAGGATACATTTGTTTTATAACAGCGTTAGGTACTAGACGTATAAGTGCTAATTCTTTTGGATCTTGGTCTGGTCCGTAATATCCTGGAAAACAATCATAAGGATCGCGGAGTTCTGCGTGAGGATATAACACACCATCAGGTCCCATTTTTTGTCTAATAATCCATACACAAAAACCATAACCAGGTAACCATCTAGCTGCCTGTGGCATTTGTTGATCCATCTTAGAATGACCATCTAATGCAGTAACAATACGTTCTAGTTTTTCTGATTTGTTTTTTGCTCTGTCACTATCTGCGTATGCGTCTACTTTTATATCTGGCATACGTCCTAGTTTTTGTGCAAGGTGTTCTAGACCGGAGTTTATAAGATTAGGTATAGGTAAGTCAGTGTCATAGTTTTTTGCACCGTCACCTAGTAATGCGCCTATACCGTTAGCACCACCGTTCATAATAGAACGGACTCTATCTCTATATTCGTAATGTCCACTCTGTTCGTGCATGCCACGAAGGTCGTCTGTCTTAATTAATAATTCGTCAGCGGTATATACCATTACCAAAAAACCTCATTGTAATCACTTGTTTTATAATAACTATAACTAGGAGTATAGTCGCTATCTGCTTCTGCTAACATCATTTTTACACTTGTACGTATACGTTTCATAGGGAACCAACTAGCCATAACTAAGTCAGTTTTTGTTTTTACATTACGTGAATTAGAAGCACCTGCTTGTGAAAAATATAAAAGTTGTTGTCTAAATATATTTACTTTACGTTTTGTTGCAGCGTCTCCCCATGCTAGATTTACTTTTTGATTTTCATACATACCTACCATACTTGTAACACCAAAGGTAGGATCCCATTTGTTTTTGTATGTCTGGTGTCCTTCTATTCTTACACCGTTAGCTGCTGCCCAGTTACGTATATCTCTATCTTGACCTATAGCTTTTTGGAAACCGTTTTCTTCTATAATCCAATGTGATAACCAATACTTGTCATACCATTCCTTCATCAAGTCATGTGCTTTTTTAATACCACCACCTTGATCGTTTTTTATATCTACTAACCATATCTGTTGTGTTTGTAGGTTATATGCCCACAATACTGCTGCCTGGTATCCTGTACTTGCCGGATCGAGTCCTGCTATCAATGCAGTATGTGGCGGTATGTCACCTAGTTTTCTTGACGGATCTAAACAACTATCTACTGCTTCTGCTGTAAACAAACTCATGCCATCAGGTATAGCTTTGTTAAGATATACCATCTCAAATATGTTTCTACCACCTGTTGTCTCTGCTGCAGATAATTGTTCTAATAACCATTTATGACTTCTTTTTTCTGCCCATAACATGTGTTTTGTTTGGTCTATAGTTTCGTCTTCTAGTGGTACTTCTAGGTCATGCGCTCTATCTATGATAGATTCCCATGCTCTGTTATCTAAGAGGTGATGGTATAGATCGTCGGGGTGTTGCCGTGATCCGATAACGACCATACCTGTATGTTCTTCTTTTCTTGACTGTAGCGTTGTGGTCCACCAGTTTCTTGTGTTTTCTCTAGCACTAGGTTGCACAGTTGTGCCATGATCTTCGATGTCGTCTGCAATAATAAGGTCCGCGTCTCTGGAGAGAATTTTACCTCCTTTTCCAATAGCAACAAGAGTTGGTGACTTGATACCAGAGACTGTTCTAGTTGCAACAGTAAATTGACTGGACGACCAACTTTTTCCGCTTCTATTAGCAGGTCTAAATCCGTCCCAATCTCCGTAATCTTGTATGAGTCCTTCATTGTTCTCCAGGTGATCTAACACTGCGCCAACACTGTTCTTTGCTATATCTTCGTTACCACCGCACCACATGATACGTATGTTCGGATTCTTTGCAATCATATAGACACAAAAGTGTGTTAACAAGTCTGTCTTACCATGTCTAGGTGGTGACAGTATCATCAACCTTTTACCGTGTTGTATACTATCTAAGATAGCACTAATCCACCTTCTTTGGAAGTCTGGTGTCTCATAATTTTTACCTTGTTCTGTTAAGAAATAATCATCTCTAAATTTTACGAAATCGTCGACATCGGCTTCCTGTATCTCCCCCACTGTCGCTGCGGATCGTTTTTCGTATTCGGCTTCTTTTGCTTTATCTTCTAGATACGCTGCCATAGCTCGACTCACTGTTGCAGGACTGCAGGATAGTATATCCGATACCTGTTTTTTCGTCTTGTCCCCCCTTAGAATATCGTCGAAAAAATTTTTTTTCTTCATAATGGCGTAGTAGTCGCCACGTCGTTTCTGTACTTGTTCATCTACTTCTTTTATTTCTTGGAAATCTTCTGTAGATTTATTAGCTCTATATGCACGCTTCTTTGTGCGTTCCGCACACGTATTACTACAGTATTTTCTACGACCTTCTGGTAAAGGGACGGTGCAGTCTCCTGCTGTACAGAGTGTGTTTTTTTGTTTATTTGACATATCTATATGCTATAGTGTACCATATCGGAACAAGCAGTGTGTGCTTCCTGCCTATACAAGGTACACATGTTCAAGAATCGTTATCGATAGGTTGGCTTAGCAGGACCGCCTTAGTCGTCCGTTGAGGGACCTTCCTCACATTTTATTTATTAGATACGAGAGAGAAGCAAAAACTGATCACTACACTTAATAAACTGGTTTGGGTTGGGAGTGACACAGGGTTAGCTATATCTATACGGTCGACTCGGCTCTATATAACAAGAATAGTGCGATAGCACTATATCTAGTGATATACCACCTATAGTGCCACTATATATGGTACAATGTCCACTGGGGGTGTTACTAGATCGCAGTTAGCTGTTTGTTCCTAATTAACTAACTCAACGCAGGTGCAACTCCTGCCACCTCCACAAATTACCACGTAAACATTGGGTTATACATATACATATTCGCACGACGCCGGTTGAAGTATGGGGGTTAATATATACTGCATATATAACGTATGCGGTCGTATGTCGTGCTGTGTCGTGTTCTGTCCGCTGTTTGCGTTGTACTGCTTGCGCATGCGTTCGCCATAGAATCACCATACTATTATTTAAAATCGATATACCGCATGCCAGGTTAATAACTTGTTTAGATCTAACACGGAAGGGCGCGCGGCTTTAGTCAAACATAAGAAAAACCGCCGGCGGCTCTGGGCGGATACGCGCGGCGGCTTCTCTCTAGTACGTATAAGCTAACAAAGGGCAAATGAATTGCTTATACTAAAGATTACGTTTATTTAAAATATATCCTTCTCTTCCTTCCTGCGCTAATCCTTCCAGTCCTTCAATACCTTCAAAAAGAATGCTACTCAAATTATAGACAAGATGAAAAACCATATCCATTCCAGTTCCTGTTACTTTTATAACATGCTCATGGTATGCATTAACTGGCGGCTCTTTACCTTCCAGAATCATTTGCGCCATATAAGTTAAATTTGATATTTCACCGCTTTTAGTAACAGCAAATAAAGATATTTGCCGATTCATTCCGTTAGCGCTTACACGTCTAACAAGTCCATAAACGTAGATTTTCCTGGTGTTTATAAGCTCTAATGCGCTAAATCTTATTTTTCCGCCCTTGTCTCTTTTTACATGGTCCGCCAGTGTCATTCCGTTCCAGGTATATTCGTTTAGCTTTTCGTCATATACTTCCGTTTCAAAATCAAAACCATATAAAGAATTAAATAAACGTATTTTATTAATTTCTTTTTCGTATTGCTTTTTGTTTAATGCTGTCTTTTTCATTGTATCCCCTTCAAATGTAATTTAAATAATCTTTTGGCTTCTTGTATTCCATAACCCATATAAACCATTTTTGTTCCAAAATCGTTTGCGTCATGCAATATCAAAGCGCCGTTAACTTTGTTTTTATATACACTAATATTTTTAGTGCTTGATTTTTCCAGATATTCCGGATATTCCCAAAACGTCATTTTATTTCCTTCCTTTGTATTAAGTTTAGAATAAAACTTAATCAAGGTCAAGGATATATTTCATGCCATACCATATAAAAGCTACTAACAAAATAAAGCCGCTGATTAATGATAATGTTATAAATATATTTTTCATTGCTTCCGTGCTTCTCTTTTCTTCTTTATGTCATCTAGATTCTTTTTATATTCCTGGTACTTTTTTAATTTATACATAATTAATTTTTAGATCTAACCAATAAAAGCGCCGACTTTTGATAAGCATACGACTTTGACTTAGTATCTCTGTAAAGATACATATTTAGTTGCACTAAAATCTACGCTGTTTACAGTTTTATCTTGTCCCTGTCCTCCTCCTTTTACTATCTTTATCGCTTCTTCTTCTGTCTCTGCTGTCACTTTATGTGTATATGTTACAGTCTCAAACACTAACCAATTATCCATATACTGTTATATCCTTTCCATCGTGACTAACTTCTGTTACGTAATAACAAAATCTATCTACGATTCCTACACCGCTAGTTAGATACGGCTTATCGTCTTCATCATAACGCTCTGTCCATACTGTATTAGGTTCAGCATGTGCCATCATTATGTCATAGTCTTTTTTGTTAGTATCAAACCATGTATATGTCGGCTCTCTCGTATCTTTATTGACGTACTGTCTTCCAGGTCCTGCCGCTTTTATTACACGTGGCTTGTACTTCTTTTTCCATTGCTCGTATGTAATTACTTCGTCCATGATTCAACTCCATCTTCTATAACTGTAGATAAACCTAGCTCTACACCTATTTTTAAATCATTTAACCATGATGTACATTCATTAACAATACATTCTTTGATTACATCTACAATCGTATCCGCAGTGTATCTTTTTTCTTTGTATATATATACACCTAAATCATCTTCTTCTATGCTATGTGCTTCCATAAATTCATTGTCAAGATTATTAACATCAATATGAAATTCTACATAACCTTTGTAAGTTAATAATTTTTCTTCATTCTTAGGCATAGTTATTCTCCGTATCATGTATCGGGCAATAACACTGGTCAAATATTGTACCTTCCTGGCATACTAACTCACTGTCATACTTTATAGGATAATCATTATCCATTAAGAATCGCATAAAGCGTTCTGTCATAGAGTGTATAAACTGTAGTAGTCTATCTCTCATCGTTCTTCTCCTTCCGTAAGTTAAAGTTTATATCTTCAACTATATCTATATGTGATTTTAAATGTTGCTTCTCTGTTTGTAAAGCTCTTATCTTTTCTTCGATGTACAATCTCTTGTTATATTGTGATGTACCGTAACCAAAAAAGAATCCAAGTATAAAACTAAACAAACTTCCTACTGCTGTTAATGGATCTAGCATTTATATCACGCCGATTTTAGTTTCATCAAGACTACGTCCAGTCATTACAAAAGTCTCTATGCTTTGTACATTATCTTTACGTAGTATGTGTTTGGTAGCGCCGGATAAGTAGTTTTGCCATATATACCATTTATTCTTCATGTACTTCCAGTTCATACGGCTATCATACTTACCAGTTTTATTAACGTCATAAACTTTGCATGCTCTCATAAGTACATGCGCTGTCATTGATAATACTTCTGGTACTTCTTCGTATATAGATAAGTCTTCGTCTGTCCATATCTTATCAATTAACGTATTAACATTTAAGTCTTGTACTTGTATGTGTGGCTTTACATTAAATTGATTGTAATAATTTTCACTGTTGTCACTAAAGTCAAAATTAAAATTCATCATGTGCAATAGTTTATAACCATCAGTCTCATGTAATGTTTCGTAATCAACTGGTCTTATTACTCCATCTTCCAAATAATAATCTAATGATTCATTTGTATGATATGTTAGGTAGCATGTGCTATCTATCGTAGATTTTTTATGCTTTAGTATTTGTGTCAATACTAATTTTAACTGGTCAGCTCTTACAACTGCTATGTACTTATCATCATGCTGCTCTAGTCTAAGTTCTTGTTGAACGCCAGTTGGTCGCTTCCATTGATAATACATTTCCGGCTTGTATATCTTACCGAATCTAACTCTATGTGCTATAAAAGAATCAGTTGCTTTTACTTCTAAGCTGTTACCTGGTTTCCATATAAACACTAATTTATGTAATTGTTCACTTTGGATACCTTGTGCAAACTCACATAAGTTTTTTAATACACGTAAATCGCATGTATCCATTTTTATTTTTAACGTTGCTTGTCTCATACTGCGTTATCCGTCCCTCCTAATTTATTTATTTCTTTTAACAAAAATATAAATGCTCTTTGTATGCTGCTAAAAGAAAATATCTCATCACTGTTAGTGCATAGTCCTTGCTTCTCCCAATCTATTAATTGGTTTTCTGCTTCGCTAATTGTTTTACATCTGGTATATCCAACACTATTACCTTCGTATGATTTAATTAGTACAATCTTCATATCGTCTCCAATCTTATATCTATTTCTGGTATGTCGTTTTCACTTATGTACTCCCATAAAACTTCATTTATTTTACGTAATTCTTTTATGGTTTGCTTATCATTACTCGGCATTATCTTGCTCTACTAATATAAGTTTTTTAGTACTGCTGCGGATAATAGTTTGTCCTAATCCGTTGTCGTTTACCCATTGATGTATGTGGTCCAGTGCGGAATATGTTGGTCCGCAATCATCTGTCACAATATCAATAGTTAGTCTCTCTATTAATTGATTCATGTTATCTCCTTCCTAAAAGATATTTATTATTTAACTACATAATGTAATTTAAGTCAAGCATTCCATCTATTACGTTTTACTATTTGTTTACGTTCATCATCTGTCTTGCATGGTAACCCATCTACATGGTGCATAAATTTTTCCCGGCATACTAAACATGATTCGTGTCTGTTGTAGTCATACTCAACTATTGCCATCAAGCTCTGTAGAGTTAGTGCTGTACGTCTTCCAATCTTATCTATATCTGTCATGGAAGCTGTGACCAAAATGGATCATCGTAGAATTTATTGCCGACTTTAGTCTCAACTATTTCTATAAAGGTATCTAGTGGTAAGCATACAATTATAGGTACGCCGTCAGGTTGTCTTCTTTGTCCGCCAGTTTTTACTAGCCGCTTCCATACTAACGCTGTAAAGTTCGACTTTGACTTCTTGATTGCCTTTGCTAACTCACGTGTAACATTGAGACTCTGCCTAGCTTTACACTCTACAAAAAACTCATTGCCATTCCAATGAAACAACACGTCACCTTTGTCATTCTTGCCACCTTCTGCGATACGTTGTCCATCTAACATTTTTGCTACGAATGTTTCTAGCTTTGTACCCTGTTGTTTTTGTTTGCTCATCACTCTTCCTTTTTAATTAATTTTCTCTCCTTCAATGCCTTCGGTGAGTTCAGTACACGTGCTACTGCTACTAAGTATGCGTGCATTTCACCGCGATAAAACCTACCGTAGTCAAGTTGCACACCCCGTTGTACATATTGGTAAGAAAACAAATCATTAAAATCTAATAGCAAGTCTATATAACCTACACCTTTACTTGTAACAATTTCGACTTTGACTCCGCCGTAATGCGGACAATCTTTTGTAGGTATGTTTGGTTCTAACTTTATAACATTTCTATATAGACTGTTGTGTTCTGTTGTATCACCAGGAAAAAAACCTATTCTATCTGCAGGTTCTATCTCTTCACAATATGTAATAGCTTCTAAAATACCATCGGACATGTTAAGTAAATCCCATGCAGCTTGTCCGCCTTTAGTTTTTAGAACGTCCTTCATACATTTAATTCTAGTTGTATCGCATTGTCCAGTCTATTTATTAATTCTTGTTTTTTTTCTTGATCGTTGAGTTTATACATACACAAGTTCTTTGCTTTGTGATAGTGTCCAGGTATCTTACATGGTGTACCTTCGCCACCTAGTATGTAATCTTCACCTAAGTCTTGTCGTATCTCTGATATACGATTACGTGCTGATACGCCTAGCTCATACAGTTCTCCTGCACAATGCCATTCGTTGTCAGATAATATTTGTAGTATGTCATCTCGCATACTCATAGTATCTCCTTCCTATAACTTATACCATTCGTACTTCAAGCATAATTCACTTCCCATAGGTATGTCAACGATCGTGTATACAAAAAATAATTTACGGTCTTGTACTTTTTTTAGATTAGGTGTGTCACTGTGATTTATAAAACCACCTAAAGGTGTGCGCACAATCTCATCAACATGTGGATATTGGTCTAAGTCAACTTGAATGTGCGTTACACCTAAGTTAACACCTTTATCAATGTCAACTAATGTAAATAATCCGAGTCCATCTATCTTGCTTGGTTTTATTGTAAGGTAACTAGGTAATGGTTTATAGGTCACTTTGTAAGATCAAAGTCTTCGTCAGGATTATTATGTTTATTTATCATTACACCTAAGACCATATTCTTAAACTCTTCTGATCCTACTTTTACTCCTGGACCATCAAACGGATTATCTTTTTTATTCTTCGCCATCTACTATCTCCTGTCTTACATTTACCGGTATGTGCATAGGCGCGTCTTCAAAATCTATGTCGACAAACTCACCGCTGCTTGTTACTTGTACTACTACTGTAAACATCAATCATCTCCTGCCCAATTTGGATTACCTTTGTATATATGTTTTTTAGAACGGCGCTTCGTCTTCTTTGATTTCTTCAACGTCTTTTGCCTTTACTAACTCTGGCATATACCATTCTTCTGGTGCCTGTTGTTCTGCGTTAAAACTCTCCATGTAATATACACGTGGTGTACCATTTTTACCTGCTTTACAATCTCTGTTTTTACACTTCCAATCAGGATAACGTGGTCCTATCTTGCCAGTTGCTTTGTCTACTCTGTTGTCCCATAGTTCGCTGTCACAACTTATACACTTAGGTTCTACTGTACCTTTTGTAACTACTACTTTTTCTTCTACATCTACACCTATAGTATCTAACTTCTCTTGTATAGATTTACCTTCTAAGTCTTCGTCAGTTGTTGCACCTTCAAGTTTTTTTTTAACGCTAGGTGGAGGACTGTAAGTATTGCTATTGCTAGTTTTACTTACAGTCTTGGTAACCTCAATGTTGCCACTTAGGTTCTCCACTTTTTGCATTTCTGTGACTGAAGGACGCTTCTTCGCAGCGTACTTCCAATTAGCTAAAGCTCTTCCTATTGCAGATGTCTCACCGTTCTCAATCCATGATGTTTTGTTTGCGCCTACTGGACCATGTTGGTCTTGCGCTATGCCTGTAGCTACAGGATTCTCGTCTGCAATATCTTTGTATATCTCACATCTATGTATTGCATTCTTAAAATCTTCACTTACGTGTATTATTTTTGTATCGACTCTTCCGTTTGGATTGTCCTTCCAAAACTTTTTAAGTCTATCTTCTACTTGATCGTACTCATCTTGCCATGCCATTATATATCTCCTTCTTTTCCTTTTGTTTTAAGTTCTTCTTTTAGTTCATCTGAAATTGGTTCTAATCCATTCTCTATAATTGTGTCCTTTGCTATCTTTTCCATAGCTATCTTAACCATAGCATTGTAATCAGACACAAATTTTATTGTTAAGTTTTCTACTTTTTTTGGACTCTGCTTTTTAATTATATTATTTTGTACTACTTCCATGCCGCCACAAGCATTAGCCATAGATATAGCCCACTTCTTTAACTCCTTTTGATTTGTAAATATGTTCATGTGTTAGTCGCCGCCACGTTCTGACGCTACAAATACATAATGTAAGACACCTGTAAACTCAAACGTCTCTATGTATAGCCCATGCCTACGTAACCAATTACGTAAACCACTTATACTATCTATGTATGTTGGATTGCTTTTCCAGAACACGATAAAACCACGTCCTGTATCACCAACAGAATCAGATAACTTGGCAAACATACCATTACTATCAAATGTAGTATTAATTGCAGTCATTACTACCTCCAATATAATTATATACTAGATTTTACTGACACACCAGATTAAAATAAAATAACCTGGTGTCACGATAGAGTAAAGGAGGAAACCTCTATCAGTGAATTGATTGCACTTAATTATAGCATGTGTTATATTAGGAAGATCAGATAACATCTTAACGTTGTTATCTCCTTCCGAATGAGTCGGTCCTGTGAGACCGACTTATTCATTTGTAGCGTTATTCTTCTTCTTGTGATTTTGCTAAAGCAAACTCTATATCTAAATCAGGTCCGCCCATTACTCCTCCTCAAACTCTGTATCTATCCAAGACACGTGTACGCGCGATCCATCATCAAGTATTATCCACGCGTTGTCGTTCATACAATCTCTTTATTATTATGTCCATTCTTGTCTACTACCATTGTCATTATGCCCTGCTTAGTCTTCTTACCTGCTTGCTGTTCAAACCAAGTACTCTCATCTAGTGCAGGAACTTGTATCCATGTACGCCCGTCATGTAATTCACGATGATGATGGTAGTGACCTGTAACAAGTATACTACTAGCACCTGCATGGAAGCCGCCAAATGTCTGGTTCTTCCACCAAGTCATAAGTTTATTTTCTACTGATCCAGAGAAGCCCGCCAAATGTCCGTGCGTAAAACTCATGTTGGTCCCGCAAACGTTTAATGATAAATGTGGTTCATCAGGTATTACAAATTTTATATGATCAAACTGTGGTTTGTCTGCAAATATTTCTGCTATCTGTTCAAACACTTCTATGTCATAGTTGTCCATCTCACCTGTAGGTGCTAAGTTTTTTGCAATTCTTTTAGTACCATGATTTCCGGGAACTGCACCGACTACAACTACATCAAAATCTTTTGACCATTCTATTAATGACTTAGCAATCAATCTTCTAGCTAACTTCATTTGATTACGATAATCTAACTCGACACCGTTAGGTCCCATAGCTTGGGGGTAGAAGCCAACGCAACCTTCGACAATATCACCGAGTCCTATGACTGTAAGTTGATCTAACTTGACACCTGCCTTCCGTAAAAAATTATATCTATCTCGTACTGTGTCTATCTTTTCCAGGTATCTTTTTACTATTGCTTCTGTACCACCACCATCTCTTTTACCTAGTTGTAGATCAGATATAGCTACAAAAAAACTTGCCTTTGGTTTTTTTATTTTAGG